TTAGCTACTTTTTTTTGAACAATAGGTTTTTTATCTTTAACAGATTTATATCCCATTGCATCTTTAATCACCATTAAGAAACGGTGATCAGCTAAATTACCAATTTCTGAATCATTAAAACCATAAGATCTCAAAGAAGATCTCATGTCTGTTCTAAATTGATCAGCTTTATTGGGGTCACTATACTCAGGTATCTTTGCTGCTGCTAATTGTCTTTGTGTGTCAAGGTATTCTTCATACTGTTTAGTATAAGCATCTTTAGCTTTGGACTTCATGTCGTCAATCTGCCTGTTTTGTTCTCTTAACTGGTAATCCAGTCGGGCTGCAGAAGTTGGATCTTCTTCCCAAAGTTTATGTAGATCTTTGCTACCTTGCTGTTGTCTGATAAAGCCATCAGCAGTTGATATCAAATCATTTAGTTCGCCTAAACGTGTGTCATAATTTTGACGAAGACTTGACTTTTGAGCTTCAAGATCTTTTTTCTCTAAGCCTAAAGTGTGAGTCTTTTGTCTATAATCCGAGTCTCTAGAATAACCTGCTTTCAGCTCATCGAGGGTAACTTCTAACTCTTGACCGCTAACTTTAACACGGTGGAGATTTGGTTCCTCTAATTCTGTTTGCGTTTCTTCTTTGATCTCAGTATTTTCAGATGCTTCTTCTTTTTGAGTTTCACCAGACGATGATTGACTCTCTTGTGAAGGTTCCTCTTTTT